CGGGGGTTGCCGCATCAGTGTTGCCAAACGTAGTGGCAGAGCTCTCCAGACAGGTGGTACCATCCATTTCCTCCTGCAGGGCCATAGAGTAACCGGCAGAATCCAGACGATCAGCAACCAGGTTGTCGGGAACAGAAGCGGCGTCGTAACCGTCGATGATCTCGTTCACGGCGTAGTCCTTATTGATGTTCATCGTGATATAGGAGGTGGAGCCGTTGGTACCGGCAACGCCGTTTGCCTTGTCGTATTCCTGGATGCTCACCTCAGTGTCGCGGACAGGAATCTTGACGCTACCTGCCTTGGGGGAACCTTCGTAACGGGTGTTCCAGAAAACGCCATCCTTCTTGACCAGCGTGTGACGCAGTTTTGCATCAACAAGGCTGGAATATCTTACCTGCTGTTCATGTGCCATAAAATAAATTCTCCTTTATAGTTAGATTTTGAGATCGGGGTTTAAGTCTCTAAAGTGGGCGATAACCCCATCATCGCCGTCACCGTTTCCGCCGGCACCGTGTTCGCCGCCGGTCTGTACGGTCATCCCGCCTGCTCCCGCTGCGCCTACGCCGGCAGTATCGCCGAATGCCCAAGGGTCAGACTTCATCAAGGCCTCAAGTGCGGTCTTGATGTCTGCTTCCTGATTTTTGCTTCCCTTCAAAGCTTCCACGTCCAGAAGAGCCGTAATGGCCTTGACATTCTTACCTTTGGCGCCGGTAATAGCGCCTTCCAGCAACTGACGGAAGTCACGGTCAGCAAGCTCCTTCTGATGATCAGAAATAGCCTGGTTGTACTTCTGTTCCCACTCCTGGGCCTTCCGCTGAGCGGCTTCCAGGTCGGTGCCCTTATCCTGAATGCCCTGGAGTGTAGTCTGTGCGTCCTTCAGCTGTTGCTTGATGGTATCGTAGTCCAAATAGGGCTTCTTTGCTGCCTCAATGTCTCTGCCATTTTCCGCCATAATGGCATCAATGACATCCTTAGGCAACGGCTGGCCGTTTACTTTCAGGGTCTGCAAAAAGTCTGTTTTCATATGTTCCCTTTCCCGGCTAGGCTTTTTAGGTCGTCGCCATGACCCACCGTCTCACTTTGTTAGGTCCGTGAGTAGACCAAATTGGGTATGAAAAAAGCAACTGTCCGGAAAAACCGAATAGTTGCTTTCATCAACAGTATTAACTTGCCGGCTATTTGCCAGTCATTCGCTGGAGAGGAATATCAAAACACGGCAGCATAGTATTTTTCAATGTCCGCAGTGACTGCGGCTTTCTCGTTATCACCGAGAATCCCGTCAAGCTTGCCGGTCAGCAGATCCTGGTAATAAAAATACAGTTCGTCGCTGAGTTCCTCAGTCAACATATTATGATCGACCTCGTAAGCAATGGCGGTCAAGATCATAATAAGGCGTTCTCGTTCAGTGAGCTTTGATTCGTCAGTGTCGTGCAGACTGAGATCCTGAACCTGTGCGCCACTTTTAGGGTTGAGCCTTTCAAGACGCGCATATTCATCAGCTCTCCACGCCATATAGGTATCTTCCTGTTTCAGGATCATTTCTTGCGCCTCCTGTATTTCCAAACATCGCCCTCCACTTTCTTGTGGGAAATAACGCGGACAATAACATCAGGGAATAGAGCCTTGAACTGCTCCATAACCCCCTTGCAGCTGTCGCACATGCCGCGTTCGGAAATCATAGTGATAGTTTTGAACGGCTTTCTTTCATACAAAGCAGCAAATTCCTCAAACAGTTTTGCTTCTGTGTCTTGGAATGTATCGGTGCGGAGATTCCCATCCGACTTTGCAACATCTATGTACTGGAATGTGCGGTCCTTACGCAGAGTAACGAGCCTGCTGTCGCCTCTGTACCCACTGGCATCGTCAGGACCTTCAATCTTACTGTGAGCCAAATAATAGTCCTGATCCACATAAGCACCGGCAATATTTCCGGATCGCTTGTACTTGCTTTTGAAATTCTGCCGTTTTTCTGTGATCAGCTGATTATCCATCTCCAAGATCTCATCAACGGTGAATTCACCGGAATCAACCTTGTACTGGTTAACAACACGGTACTCCTTCTTCAAGGTATCCCACGCAGGAACGTTTTCACGCTTCATCTGTTGGAATTCTGCCAAAGATTCTGGAACTTTATCGCCCAGAACAGTACGGTATCTTGCGTGTTGCTCAGGATCGTTTCTACCATTATAGTCCCGATAAGCGGAAGTGTCAATTCCGGCTTTTTCTGCCTTCCGGACATCCCAGTTAGCAGAGGTAGCCTCACTATGACCAAACCGCTTGCCGGGCAACTTGGAGGTATTCCATGTGGACAACCGAGAGCTATCTACACGGCCGCCGGTTGTTCTTGCAAAGTCTCTTAGGTTCTTCCGGGCATTCTTCAAATAAATTGCAGAAGTGGTGGTATCAAGACCAGCCTCTTTTTCAATCATCCAAGTCTTTTTCCACTTCCGGACATTACGCTCGCGTTCCCGCTGCATTTGGTTGATCTCATACCGAGAATACATATTGCCGTTATACTCGATGTCTTTTGCGGACATTTTTGCCAGCTGTTCATCGGTATAAACACGGATAGATATGCCGGGCCAGAAAGAGCAGAAATTGTGCCGACAGTTCCAACCACAAAGACCATCACCGGTACCGTATCCGGTAGCAGTGACAAAATCCTCGTAATAAACTCCCTCATACCAAATGGCACCACCAATGTGGTATACTTTACCTTGCCATTTTGCATGATTGGCAGGTCCGGTTCCGGTATCTCGTGCACCGGTGTGCGCTGTAACTTCAACGAATTCGCAACCGGCCTGTTCCCGGCGCTCCCATTGCAGTCTTCCACAGGTTTGATTGACACCAGTGAGGGTAGCACGGCGAACAGCAACTTCCAAAGTATCATGATGCCCTGAAGGATATGTAACGCCGTCCAAATGCTGTGCCAGGTCATCTACAGCGCTTTTTACAGCAGTTTGATAACTAAAGGCACCGGAGGATATCTGCAGCCAAGCACGGTCAAGAGCGTCCTCAAACTGCCGGGTAACAGTGTTTGCAGTCGTGGCAGTAAGGTTTTTCCATGTGCCTATGGTCTGCCGGTATCCAGCATTAAGGAGGTTCTTTAGGTTTTCACTTTCATTGATAGGCGGCAAAATAACTCCGGCCGCCGCATGAATAGCATCTTCAGAACGGAGTGTTTCAACAGCCGCATCGGACAGCATTTTCCGTATGGCAGTCTCGCTCTTGCCGCTGTACTTTGCAATCAGCTTGACAATATCAGTATGGAGAAGCTTGGTTTGCTCCAAGCGGAATACTTGGTATGCGGCAGTGTCCGTAAGCTTATCTATCTTGCGGATCCTGCGTCCAATATCCCGGAGGATATCATCCTCGACCAACTGCCAAAGCTTTATAAGCGGTTCTGGTAGTTGGGCAAGGTATTCAGGTGAAAGCATTATTCCTCACCACCAAAAACAAGCAGTTCGTTGTTGCGGTTTTCTGCATCAGCTTCTGCAACCAACTGCTTTGCAGTCTCTTCGTCATATCCATACCGTTCCATCAAGTACTTGTACTTGGGGATAAAATGGTGCACAGCATCATCCTTCATATTGGCAAGACGGCTTTCGGTATCGATCACATAGCTATCATCAAAAGAGATGCGAATATCAGTGTCCGGATCCACCTGTGCACCAATAATGTTTTTGCCTGCCCAAAGCAATGCCCGGAAGATCTGAATCAATGCGGATTCAATATTGATCTGATGGCGGTTTGCATGCTGCACCATATCCTGACGGTCACCGGTGTACTGGGTGGCAGTAGTGATATTGCCTGCCTGGAACTGATAATGATGGGTGCCCAGTCCGCACTTGAAACTGAAATAATCCAGAGCATCTTGTACAGCTCTGCTGTTGTCTTCCACACGCAAATCCGGATTATATTCATGCCACTGCGCGGTGGCATCCGGATTATCGTCACCAGGTAGCATAAAGAACTGCTGCTGTCTAACAGCATCTGGAGTGATATAACGCTCATTGCCTTCGCTGTCAATGTAGCTCTTGGTGATGCGCTTATTGTAGAAGACCTTTTTACCTCCAAGGTAAAGATCCTGAATGTAGTTATCGAAGGCGAGGTCGACCAATCTGGCCGCGTCGACCGCTTCGGAGAATACCGCCATGCCCAAGCCGGGGCCACCGGCAATGTTTTTGCATTCCGCGGGAGACATCAAAGCAAACCACGGAATAGCGCTGCCCGTGCTGAAGGATGCAACCATTCCTTTAGGCAAAACCGCCTCTTTATATGCCGCATTTTCAGAATCACTGTTTTCGCTGGTAAAATACTCATTGGTAATGACATAGCCATCTTTGCCGCGTTTGTGGGTCTGCAAGTACACGCAGGATTTGCCATCAACATAGACCTCACTGGCAAATGCACAGTCAACTACAATACCGTGGCGGACTGTGATTGGCAGAATGCACTCTGCAGGAAGATAGTCCAGAAAAAGCTTTGCATCAGGGCTGATTTGCACAGCGCCTTGCTTTTTATCTGCGACCATACCCT